GTTAGTATAGACACCTCAATCTTTCCTGATGTACCTCCAGTTACACAACTTAATGTACTTAAGTTTATTCTAGGTTTTGATGAGAACGTTATCTATAAAAGATTCCCTGATAGGACTAATTCTCTTTATGCTAAATCTATAAAAAGAATTCTTCCTTCTAATAAGTTTGTAGATCCCTCAAATATTTCTTTTATAGATAAGAATTTATTTGAAGTACCCTTAGAAAAAAATATGGGTATAAACTTCTTAAAATTACCTGAGGGTTATTTTGAAGTTAGATATCTAGGAGGTGCTGATTATCAAAAAAGATATAGTGCAATTAAGGAAGTTATAGATTATATAATTACCTATGCAGTACAAACATTAAAAACAAATGATGGATTTTCTGATAACGATCTAAAAATCTTAAAAATGTTTTTAGGTGAGATCTACAAAAACTCATCAACCTTTATTACACCGGAAGCTTTTCAGAAAAACTATCCTCATATGAATATTATGATTGATATGAGATCTGATGAGCAAATTCTTAGATCTTTCTTCTTAAATATTAGAGAGGTTCTTTACGATTTAATAGTCGAGAATAATATCAAAGAGGGATTGGTTAATTATGATAGTAATCTGGGTAAATTTCAGTTAAAAGAAGTTAAAACCTCTAGAGCATATCTTTTAAAAGACTATGATATTCTTGAAAGCGAATTGGCTGGTAATATTTTCAATTGTAGATTGTTTAATTGTAAGATCAATGACAGTACATTAGAAGAATGTGATTTACTTACAAATAACGAAGTTTATAGATCAAAGATAATGTATTCTGATGTAATGTTCAGTAACGTTGTTCACGATAGCTATATAGACAATAGAGATAAGGAAATAAACTGTGAAGTTTATGGCGGAATTATCAGATCTGGATTTATTGGAAAATTAGCTACACTTTCTCCAGAAACTGAAGTAGTGAAAGATGCTGAGGATGATAAAAAAATGAAAGGAAGTTCTAAGAAATTAAAATTCCCTAACAGAAACGAATCAGATGCTTTAACTAGTCCTATTAAGTTTAGTAACAATAATAGTAAGCCATCAGGAATCCCTGGTATAAACTTCAAACCAAATAATTAACTGTAATGACAGAAGCAGATTTAATTCAAGAGGTAAAAGATGAAATCTCTCACTCTTGTTCTCTACCGTACAACCTTAATGACCAGGAGATCAAAAGGATCATTAAAAGAGCTAGGGCTTATTTTTATGATAATTATCAATATGCAGTAGAAGATAGAATATTTGTACTAGGAAAAGAATTATTCTCTGCACCTGCTTTTAGAGCAACCAGACAAATCCAACTACCTTCTTGTGTGGTATCTGTTTATGATGTTAGAGAAGTAAACGGATCTGGACTTATCGGTACTCCTGATAAAGACTTTGGTGATTCTAAATTATTAGGATCAGAGCTTATGCTTTCGCCATTCGTTGGGGATAACTTGGTTTATAGAACTGTTTTATATTCTTTCTTTGATCTTGCTAAAGCATATCTTTTGGAAAGCTATGCTTTTAATTATAATAAAAACACTAAGAAACTTACAATAAATGGTAGAGACCCAGCAAGAACAAATACTACTGATGCTGGTACTTCTCAAATTCTTTATACTGGTATAGATGTTGGTGTTAGAGCTTACATTGCTATTCCCGAAGAAAATTTATATGATGATGAATTGTTTGTTAGATATTGTCTAGCAGAAGCTAAAATAAACATAGGTAGATTATTAGGTACATTCGAATATAACCTACCAGGTGGAGTTCGTGTAAACTATAATAACATACAAACATTAGGAACTACAGAAAAGCAGGAGATACTCCAATCTATTAAAGATGAGAATACTCCTTCTTACTTCTTACAGTGGAACTAATTTCTTGCTTTATTCTCTTTATTCTAACAAGGAATATATAGATCTAAGATGGCAAGATTTTCAGAAATTTATCCCAGAAATCCAGATGATCCAAATTACAAAGTGGGTCTTCTTCACACCGATGACGATGTTGAGATCTTAATTGGTATGATTAGACAGTGTATGATGACTAGACCTGGTGAGGTTCTAGGAGATCCATATTTTGGTATAGATCTGGAGGGATTACTTTTTGATTTTAATGTTGACCAAAACACATTAGAAAGGGCTATAAGATTACACTTACTTACATATGTTCCTCTTTCTTCCAGCAAATTTGATGTTGATTTTAAGATAGGATTTTTCAAGGGAGAAACAAGAGATGCTTGCGTAATTGATTTTGCGATTAGAGGTAATCCTATACTTGGTATTAAAATAATTTAAAATGGATTTATTACAAAAAAACAAAGCCAAAATATCAGATCTTATAAGCCAAACTTTTGACCTTATACAGGCAAGATATGGAATGTCAGATCAGCTTTTTACTGTAGCTTCGGTTTGGGGACAAATTATATTTGTCCTTGATAACTTATCTCAGTTTATTCTATTCTTTATAGAGGATTCTATTACAGAGCTAAATATTAACACAGCAACAAGGGAATCTTCCATATATGGTCTATCCGCTTTAGCGGGACATAACCCAACGAGAGCAATAGCAGCAAAGGGTGAGGTAGTTATAACATGGAACGGAAAGGGGTTTGAAAACGTAGGAGGAAGCGCAGTTTTAGTTCCTGACAATGCTCAATTAAAATGTATAAACAATGGTAAGACTTACTTACTAAAGCTAGCACAAGAATATACAAGATTAAATTTAGATCCAGCTTCTAAACTTATAGCTTCTATCGTAGAAGGAACAATTAACACTAACCAATATACTGGTACTGGATTAAAATTACAGAGTTATAACGTATCTGCCAGAGGTACTTCAAGTATAGAAAACTTTGAAGTTGATGTTAAAGTTAATGGAGAGTCTTGGAATAAGTATGAATCCCTATATGATATTCCTAGGAACGGAAAATGATTTATTGTTAAGTCTTCTATAATTTCAGGTATAGATATTTTCTTTGGAACTATAGATTTTGGACTTCCGCCTGCAGCTGGTTCTGTTATAGAGGTTAATTATCTAGAATGTACTGGATCTTCAGGTAACGTATTGGTAGAGGATTCATCTCAAGCTATTTTTAGATTTGATGCTGACGGAACTGACCTATTCGGATCTAGTGTTACACTTCAGGACGTGCTTCAAGTTTCTTGTTCTATTGCACCACAGTTAGGAGCTAACCAAGAGTCTGTAGATTTAACTAGACTTATAGCTCCCAAGACATCCAGAAGTTTTGTACTTGCTAACCCAACTAATTATATTACCTTCTTTGAAAAGTTTGGACAATTTTCTATAATAGAGGCATTCACAACATTTAATGATCAATATCTTGACGATGACAATATTATTTATTTGATACTTGTACCCGATATTCAATTGACTTTAAAAAGCAACGAAACATATTTTGATGTACCGCTTTCTAGGTTTAAATTAACGCAGTCTCAAATAGATAGAATTTACCAATTATTAGATGAGAGTGGACAAAAAATAGTTACTACTGTAGTTAAAGTATTAGACCCGGTTTTGACTAGATATGTTGTTAATACAGCTATTACTATTTTCGAAGGATATGATCCTGATACTATCAAGAGTCAAATCGTTAGTATCCTTAGTGACTATTTCTTAAATATCAGAAGAAGAGATAAAATTCCTAGATCTGATTTGATCGCTGCTATAGAAGGTATAACTGGAGTAGATTCAGTTTCTTTGTATTTCGTCGGTGAAGAAAACGAAGCAGCTAAAGCACAGAATGCTAATGCACCAGAAATAGGATTTGACGAATTTGGAGATATAACTATGAGCAGCGATGAGATAGTGGTTATATCGGGTGGATGGGAAGATAGAAATGGTATTTATTATGATTACGGAGCAAGTATGAATACACTATCTTCCGTTAACATTGATGTTAGAGCTATAGTACCAGTAACTTACAATACTAAGGTTAATAACATATTAAAAAGCTCATTAAAAACAGGAAATTAAGATGGCAGATAAAAAGAGTTGGTACGAATTTATACAATCCCAGAATGATATAAGATCTAACGAGGGATTTAATTATGAAGGTAAGATATTTGAGAAGACACTTTCTAATCAAGTTATGCAAGGTGATTCTAATATGATAGATATCTTAGCTAGCATTGAAAAAGTGGTTTACCAATTGTTTGAATCCACTAAGTATATTAAGAATTATATTAATTATATTTCTTTAGTTTGATAATTTTAGTTTTAATTTTTTCTTCAATTATTCGAATAAGCAATTCTAATGCA